CGAGACGCTGGCGGCCGACGAGAGCGACCTGTCAATGATTAAAACGCTGAAGATAGCCCGGTCGCTCCTCGTCAATATCGGCATTATCGCGATCGGCGGGTACGGCATCGCGGCGGGCGGCGACCCGACACTCATCGCCACGCTCGCGCTCGCAGTCCTCGGCGGCTACAACGGCCTCGAACTCTCCGACTACGCGGCGCTCGTCCAGGCGTACAAGGAGGCCCAGACCGATGAGTGACCTCGAGCTCCTCCTCCTCGGCGTCGCGCTCGGCGCGATCCCCTCCTCGGAGCTAGCGCGGCTCGTCGTGGCGGCGCTCGGAAAGCGCCTCGGCGTCGCACCCGAGGAGATTCGACAGTACAACGCGGCGACCGACGACGGGGTCGACGATGAGTAAACGTCTCACGTTCGAGAACGGCGAGGTCCGCGACGCGGACGCCGCTGACGTGGACGACGATGTTAACCAACAGGAGGACCCGGACGACGGCGATCTGTTGGTTAACGACGAGGAGACCGAGGTTAGTGAGTCATGAATCCGTTCATCCACCTGTTCGACGCGCCGGTCGAGACGCTCACCGCAGCGGCGTACGTGGTCGTCCTTATCGGCGCGCTCGGGGCGTCGTGGTACGCGCTCGGGCTCAACCTCCTCGCGCTCCGCGAGGGGTGGCAAGACGGTTGGAAGTACCTCATCCCGCTCGCGTACGCGGTCCGTGTCGTGGCGACGACGATCGTCGTCGCGGTCGACCTGCTGCTAATCGCTGCTATCATCCGGGTGATCTAACATGAGTGACGACGATACCGACCTGTGCGGCTGGGAGACGCAGGAGGGCGAGCCGTGTCAGAACGCGGTCTCGGGCGATGACGGCACCTGCTACCTTCCGAGTCACGGCGACCCCGACGCCGAGGACCCGGTCGGTCGCGACTCGCTCCTGCCCGACCGGCGCGCAGAGATCCTCGAGGCGGCCGAGCGCGGCCTCACGCTCGAAGGGATCGCCCGGACGGCGGGCGTCGGCGTGTCGACCCTCCGGGACTGGCGGAACAACCGCGAGGGGTTCGCGGCCGAGCTCCGTCGCGCCCGCGCCCGCGGCGAGGCCGAGCTCGTCGACGAGGCGTCGCCGGAGTTCATCCTCGAGCGCTCGTACGACTACGTAAAAAGGGAGGAGGTCGAGCTCTCGGGCGACGTCGGCCTCGGCGACGCGCTGTCTGAGGAGGAAAAGGAGATGCTCGACGAGGCGTTCGACGAGGGCGACGGGTAGATGCCGGACCTCCAGTCGATCGCACAGCGGGCGCCGCTCTCGCATCCGGCGGTGGCGTCTATCCGGCTGTTCGACTACTCGTTCGCGCCGGGCGAGCACCTCCAGGAGACCTATCACGCTATCTGGAAGGCGGTCGACGAGGACCACCCGACCGCGCCGACGCATATCGCCCGGCTCATGCCGCGCGGGCATGGGAAGACCGAGAGCAACAGCGTGGTCGTCCCGACGTGGCTCATCCTGTCGCGGCCGGACGTCCGCGTGGCGATTATCTCGAAGACGCGCGGGCTCGCGGCCGAGCGGACGGAGAAGGTGGTCGAACACGTCGAGCGGTTCGCGCCGGACGCTGGCGTTGAGGTCGCCGAGAGCGGCCGGACGCAACTGACGACGGGAGCGAACGACCACAAGGAGCCGACGATCTCGCCGTACGGCCTGGAGTCGCAGCTCACGGGCAAACACTTCGACGTCATCATTTACGACGACATCGGGGACTGGGACAACCAGCGGACGGAGACGCAGCGGCGGAACGTCCGGCAGTACTTCCGCGACTACGTCGACAACCTCGCGGCGAAGGACTCCGTCCTCGAGTCGCCGGTCCAGGTCGTCATCGGGACGCGAAAACACCCGCAGGACATCTACGCGACGGACGTCCTCGACTCGCCGCGGTGGCAGACGCGTGTGTATCGTGCCATCGCCGAGGGGGACTGGGGCGTCGTTGAGTCGCGCGACTGGACGATCCGGGGCGCCGACGGCGAGACGTACGACTCGGTCGCCGACCTCCCGCCTGACGTCCCACTCGCGCGGCACGGCGTAGAGCCGAACGCCGACATCGACGTCCTGTGGCCGGAACTCCAGCCACCCGAGGCGCTGCTGTCGGACATCGTCGGCGGCGACCACTCGACGGCGGTGTGGCGCCGCGAAAACCAGCAGGACGCCCGCGCGCTCGCCGGCGAGGTGTTCAAGTCGGAGTGGCTCGTCTACGACGACGACCTTCCGAACCCGCGCTCGGCGTACCGCTGGGTTGCGGGGCTGGACCTCGGGCTGGTCGACGACCCGCAGGCGGCCGCCGAGGGCGACACGGACTACACGGCGCTCGCCGTCGTCGCGGACGACCCCGAGAGCGAGACGGCGTACCTGACCGAACTCCGGCGCGAGCGCGGGCTATCGGTCCAGGAGATCGCCGACTGGACGGCGCGGAACATCCCGGCGGACGTCGCCGTCGAGAAGCTCCTCGTCGAGCAGAACGCGGGACGCGGACCGGGGCAGCGGCTCCGGGATAACACGACCATCCCGACGGAGAACGTCTCGTCGACGACGAACAAGGAGGCGCGCATCCATAACCTCTCGGCGGACTTCCAGTCGGGCCGGCTGCGGATCGTCGGCGATGAGAGCGCGGAGACGTGGCGCTCGTTCGAGCAGGACGAGTGGCTCCAGTTCCCGACGGCGGCACACGACGACCGCCTCGACGCGATCGAGCTGGCGATGCGCGCGGTCGACACGGGCGGCGTCGCGACGGCCCGGGCGTCCTTCGGTAACGACGCCGACCTCGGGGCGGAGGCGCCGGGCGACGACACGACGTGGGGCGACGTCCTTCCCGGAGTCGACAGATGAGCGCGACGCGACACCGGCGCAACATCCTCCGGGCGACAGACCCGGAGTGGGAGGTCGTCTCGTCGTCGAACGTCCACTCGGCGCTGTTCGCCCCCGCTATCGGCGACTTCTATGTCCGGTTTCTCCGCTCGGGCGTCGACGACATCTACGTGTACGAGAACCGCGACCCGAGCGAGTGGCGGAGCTTCCAGATGGCCGCCTCGAAAGGGTCGTGGATCTGGGAGAACCCGATCGCGGAGAGTTGGCCGTTCGACCTGATAACCATGCGCGCGTTCGCAGACGTCGAGCGGGGCGATGTCGGTCCGACAACCCGCAAGTTCCTGTTTTGACCATGACGAGCTTCATCGAGCAACTTGAGGCGGAGTACAAGGATCGACGCGCCGAGCGGCGGGACGGCGCTCGCGAGACGAGCGAGATCGGCGGCGCGACCGTGACGGTCGACGACGCGCAGACGACGCAGTCGACCGACGACGGCGAGTCGTTCCTCGTCGGGTCAAACCTCCGCGGGACGCCCCGCGGAAGCGAGGCCCGCGAGGCGCGGGAGATAAGCGAGACGGCGCCATTCCAGATGATCCTCAACGCCGTCGTCGACCAACTGACGGGCGGCGAACTCGCACTCCCGAGTGATGATGAGGACCTCGACAGTTCCGAGGCCGAACTCAAAGCGGTCGTCGCGGATGTCCTCGACGGCCCGCACTACGGCGGGACGGACTTCGACGACCTCGTCTCGGCGTGGGTCGCCGACATGGCGGGGCCGGGCAACGCGTACGCCGAACTCATCGGGAGCGACGAGGTCGACCTGCCGTTCGTCTCGCTCAACGATGTCGACCCGCTGACGATCCGGCATAACGTCGACGACACGGGTGGGTTCCCGAGCGACGAGCCGGCGTTCTATCAGGCGCCGTTCCGGACGGTCGCCGGGCAGGTCTACTCGCCGAGCGAGGCCGACGTCACGCCGCTCGACCGCGAGGACCTCATCGTCATGTCGTGGCCGGGGTCGCACCGCTCGAACCGCGTGTATCCGCTCCCGCCGGCGCTTCAGGTCAAGGAGTGGCTCGAGATCATCGCGACGTCAACGCAGCACCACTCCCGGTTTTACAAGGACAACGAACTGCCGCCGGGACTCCTGACCGCTCGCGACGGTTCCCAGAACGACGTCGAGACGATCCGCGACGAGCTCGAGGCGGCAAAGGGCGACCCGCGCTCGGCGCCGGTCGTCGGTACCGACGCCCGCTGGGTTGAGGTCGGCGGGAGCGCGGTCGACCTCAACGTCATTGAGGAACAGAAGTGGTTCATCCAGCTCGTCATGGCGGCGTTCGGCATCACGAAGACCGAACTCGCGATGGACGAGCAGGTCAACTACGAGACGTCGGAGGCGATGCTGACGGTCGTCAACAAGCGCGTCACGCAGCCGCTCGCGCAGACTATCTCGCAGGCGATCGAGCGACAGGCGCTCCCGCAGTTCGACCTCTATCAGACGCTCGACCAGCCGTTCGGCGTCGAACTCCGCCACTCCGACCCGCGACAGGAGGCGGCCGCAGAGGAGCGCGCTCGCGAGCGATACCGCGACGGCGTCCTCACGTATCGCGAGTACCGCGAGGCGGTCGGCGACGATATGAGCGACGTCGAGACGACGGTTGAGATCAACGGTGACACGGTCGACTTCGGGGCGTACCCGAAGCCCGTCGTCGAGAGCCTCCTCATCAACGCCCGGTCGAACCCGGCGCCGGGGGAGGAGGCGCCCGAGGGCGAGTAACACCACAGAGACACCGATGACGCGAGCGGCGGCTGAGGTCCAGACTCCGCCGGACACACTTCACGAGGATATAATGACAGACACCCAGCGACGCACGCATAGCGCGGACCCTGACCGTGTCGAGGTCCGAGAGGCGACCGACGAGGACGACAGCGACGGGCAGTTCCGCATCCGGATGCCCGTCTCGTCGACGCTTGAGGCCCGCGACGGCGAGGCGTTCTCGCGCTCACGTCTCGAGGGGTGGGTCCGGCAGATCGAGTCAGGAGACGTCGGCGTGTTTCTTGACCACGGCCGAAACGCGTCGACCGGCTCGCGCTACTCCGCGCTCGGGAAGCTCGGCTATTGGGCCGACCCGTCCGTGGAGGACCGTGATGGGGGTGCCGAGCTCGTCGCCGACGCCGTCCTTATGGACCCCGCCGAACTCAACGCCGACGTGGGCGGCCTCCGGGCGGCGCTGGCGACGCTCCGCGCGCAGGCCGAGGCGGGCGTCCCGCTCGCGTCGTCTGTGGGGTGGAGCGAAGACACGGGCGACCGCGACCTCCCCGGCGATTCGGACCTCCTCGAAATCTCGATCGTCGGCATCCCGTCGGACCCGAACACGACGACGGCATCGACTGACCACGCGGCGCTCGCGCGGGCCGTCTCCACGGCCGCCGACGGGTTCGACCCGGACGCGTTCGCGGAGGCGTACCGCGCCATCACGCAGCCGGACGTCGAGGAGGCGACGCCGGTCGCCGTCGATGGCGCCGCGTCGACCACGGCTCGCAACGAGGTTGAGGTCGACGGGACGACGATCGACCTGACGCCGCCCGAGCGCGTCACGAACGCCGTCACGCTCGGCCGGAACGCGAAGGCTGAGTATGATGACATCGCAGACTGCGGCACCGGCACGGGCGAGGCCATGGCCGAGGCGATCCTCGGCGACGACCTCACGCCGGAGATCCTCCTCAACGGCGGCGATGTCGCCGACTCCTCGCCGTCGACCTATCTCGAATCCCACGAGTCCGACCTCGACGCCGACGGCCCGCCGACGGAGTGGGACGCAGACGACTGGACCGGCGGCTGTGCTGAGGTCCAGCAGGCGCTTTGGGGCTTCTATACGGAGTGGTTCGCCGACAAAGAGGCCGAGATTGAGGACGCCATGGACGACGACCGCAACCTCGACGATCCGGAGTTTAGCCCCGGCGACGCCGTCATGTGGACGTGGCAAGGCGAGCCCTTTCACGGCCGGGTAAACGACATACATGAACAGTACACGCCGCCGGCGGCCGATGACCCCATCACGGGCGAGGATGGCGAGGCGGTCTATAGCATCTACGAGTACGATGAGGAGACCGAGGAACTCGCGGACTCGCCGAACGTGGCGAAAACGGAGTCCTCGCTCTCCGAGTCGACCGCTGACATCCCGACACGCATGAGCGAAGATAGAGAGTCCGGCGCCGAGTCGGACGCCGACCGAGACGAACCGAGCCTCCGGGGCATGGAGGAGAAGATGGACGAGATGCGGGAGATGCTCGACGAGAACACCCGCATGTGCGAGGAGATGTACGAGGAGATGGTCGGCTCCGACGGCGAGAACGCCGACGGGGAGGACGAGGACGAGGACGGCGAAGACGACGAGGGCGACATGGAGGAGAACAGCGCCTCGCGGACGGTTGAGATCGACGGCGAGGAGCGAGCCGTCGACGACATCGCCGACGAGCTGCGCGAACTCCGCGCGGACGCGGCTGACGCCGAGCCTGACGGCTCAAAGACGACCGCGCGCGCCGAGACGAGCGGAGAGGACGACGAGACCGCGGAGTCCGACGGCGATGTCGGCTTCACGGGTAACTACTAACAACTGATCACTCATGAGTACGACGCAGCACATCCTTACCGGGAGCAACGCACGCACCAACAGCAACGCGGCGGAGATGTACGAGACCCTCATCCGAGCGTGGGGGCTCGACACCTACGAGAAGCGGACCGAGGACGGCGAGGTCACGGACCTGTCGGCAGTCAAGCGCGAGCTCCGCGAGCGCGGCGCCGACGACATCTACGGCCACGAACACGCCGTCCTCCTCGCGGCCGCGGCGGGCGCGACCTACGAGCGCGGCGACGCTGAGGCGGTCGACGAGATGATCGAGCGGTCCGCCGGCGTCGACAGCACCCGCGCGGCCATCGACGCGTCCGTCGTCCAGGCGGCGACGCCGATCGAGGTCGACCCGGAGATCGTCGACATCCAGCGGTCCGCCGCGCCGGTCCTCGACCGCATCACGCAGGAGGCGCAGGCCGGCTTCACCGCGCAGTACAACATCGTCAACGACCGGAACGCGCCGGTCGGCTTCTCCTCCGAGTCGGACGCGATCGACCTGACCGACAACTCGGACGGCGACTTCGGTCTCGGGACGAAGACGCGCGACATGACCATCTACGTCGACCGCGTCACGCTGTCCGACTTCACGCAGCGCGCTGAGGACTCGCTCGGCTACATGGACGTCGAGGAGACGACGCTCGGTCAGCGGACGATCGTCCACGCGCTCACGAAGGCGATGGGCGTGTTCTACGGCGACCCCGCGGTCGGGAAGTCCGACGGCGGCGTCCAGGACGCCAACGCGTTCCCCGGCATCGCCCGGATCGCGCAGGACGCTGACGACAACAGCGTCGGCCCGGCCGACAACGTCGTCGATAAGAGCGGCTTCTCCGGCAGCGGCGACACGCCGCTGCTTGACGACCTCAAGGCCGAACTTACCTCGCTCGTCAGTGACACGGGCGCCGAGTACGCCAACCTCGAAGTGTTCGTCTCGCCCGAGTTCTTCGACGTGCTCGAAAACGAGGCGAACGTCGTCACTCGCCTCGAAGGGTTCGACGAGTCGATCTCCTTCGGTGGGCGTCAGATCCAGGTCAAGGGCGTGCCGGTCACGGAGTGCCCGAACATCGGCCGGACGTCTTACCCGACTGGGAGCTACGACGGCACTGCCGGCTCGGGCAACTTCGACCCGGACGAGGGCGATGTCTTCATCGCGGACACGTCGACGCTGCGCTTCCGCCAGCTCGCCCCGCTCTCGACCGTCCCGCTCGGCCGCCGCGGCCTCGCGGACGAGGCGGCGATGTTCGAGTACGGCACGCTCATCGACAAGAGCCACGGCGCGCACACGAAGTACCTCCAGGCGTACCCGACGGCCTGAGGTGACTGATGAGGCACCCGCTCGCCGAGCATGAGACCGCCACGCCGCCGGGCGCGGTGGCCTTCGGTGCCGAGGAGTACGCCGTCGCCGACGACGGCACGATCGACTGCCCGGACGATGTCGTCGACGGCCTCCGAGAACACTACGTCGGCCGCTACGAGTGGTTCGACGCGGCTGAGACGTGCGACGTGATAAAGTCGGACGGCGAGGTCTGCGGCCGCGAGCTACCTTGTCCGTATCACAGCGACGATGACCAGGAGGACTAACAGATGGTTGATGATGGGTACTGCGAGCCGGCCGACGTCCGCCGCGTCCTTCAGGAGTCGGAGTTTTCAGGGGCGCTTAACGCTGACCCGCTTATTGTCGAGCAGGCGATTACGTCGCAGTCGGAGGCGACACGGGAGTTCACCGACCGGCACTGGTACGACGCGGACGCCGGCGCGGACGCGCTCGTCGCGACCGGGCCGCTCTCGGCTGAGGAGATCCGCGTCGACGTGCCGTCGTCGCCACACCCGCAGGACCGGCAGCTATTCGTCCACGAGCGCGAGCGATATCCCGTCACGACCGACGGCCCGTACGCCCGGGTCCGGCTCCCACACTGCGCTGTCTCGTCGCTCTCGTCGCTGTACGTCCGCGACCGGAGCGGGGGCGTCACGGACTGGGTCGTCGACGCCGAACACGAGGAGGGGCGTGGCGAGGACTTCTACCTCACGACCGCGACCGACGGCGGGAAAGCCGGCCGGTCGTACCTCCACGTTCGCGCGGCGGCGCTGCCGCCGGTGACGAACTACCGCGGGCTCCTCACGCTTGAGTACGACTACGGCCGCGACGAGATCCCCGACTCGGTCCGGCGCGCGACGGCCTTTTTGGCCGCCCACGAGCTCGTCATCGACGACGAGGAGGCGGTCGGCATCCCCGACAACGGCCAACTCGTCAACGTTGAGACGAAGGCCGACCAGTTCAAGAGTCGGGCGCTCACCCTGCTCGACCCATACCTCTCGGGGACTGTCGCATGACCACGCTCGCCGGCTTCGAGGACGACGCCCGCGAGGCGATACTCGACGCGGCCGAAGACCACGCCCGTGAGGCGATCGCGCCGGCGGTCCGCGACCACGCGCACGAGATACTCGCCGCGTACGGTCGCGAGAACGACTACGATGTCTCCCCGATTATCGAGGCCGGAGAGACGAGCGTTGAACGACGGGGCGACGCGGTCGTCGTCCGCTGGGGATGGCCTGAGCCGGCGATCTTTTTCGAGCGCGGCACGGTCGACCACGTCGTCGAAGCGCGCAACGCCGAGGTCCTCTCGTTCATCTGGGAGGGCCCGCCCGACTGGGTCCGCGAGGAGTTTGAGCGCGAGGGCGACGGCTACCGCGTGTTCCTGCCGAAGGTAGAGGTCGCCGGGCTGCCCGAATCCCGGTTCATCCGAGACACGCTCAACTGGCTGCGGCAGAGGTTCGCATGACTACACACGAAGTCGAGTACCTACTCGAGACGCTCTCCGATGTCGTCGCCGCACAGCCGGCGGACCACCCGCTGCGGCGCGTCGACCGCGACACGTCGCGCGTCTACGAGACAGACAGCACGCTCGACATGCAGGCGCCTCTTTACACCCGCAAGGAGAAGCTCGAAGCGGCGAACTTCGTCGGCGCCGCCAGTCAGACGACCGACCCCACGCCGGCAGGCCCGAACCAACGGTATGAACTCTCAACGACAGCGTCGATCCGACTGGAGGCGCTCACGCGCGACGGTGGAGCCTACGGTCACGTCCACCCCGAGGGCGAAGACGGCGCCCCGGCGTTCGATGAGCTGTTTCGCTCGGTGTTCGACGCCGTCCGCGCCGAGATGAGCTACCCCGACGTCGGGCGCCCCGGCGTGAACTACCGCGACCTGACAATCACGAACGTGGACGAACAGCTAGCGGACTTCAAGGACTTCTACCGCGCCGAGTTCGACGTCCAGTTCCGCGGTTACACCGATACACCATGACACACACCACTCATAACCGAGGTGAACAGCCGTGACCGGCGCGGGGTCCGCGACGGTCGCGTACGCAGTTGAGGACAGTTACGGCTCGCTCCCGACGTCGCCGACGTGGCGGCAGCCCGGCATCGACGTGACGGTGTCGGACCTGACCGTCGACCAAGCGCTCGAACGGAGCCGCCAGCCGGACGACCCGACGCCCGCCGGATCGCGGGCGCGGAACTGGGAGGGCGCGCTCGGGCTCTCGTGGACGCTCACCGACGCGAACTTCCACGAACTCGTCTTCGCCAACGGGTCGACCGACCTTCCGAGCGGCCCGACCCGCGCCCCGTCGGCGACGTGGTACCTCGCGACCGAACTCCCGGATGGGACGACCGAAGCACGCACCCCGACCGGCGCGATCGTCCAGGATGCGTCGATCACCTACCAACAGGGCGACGATGTCACTGTTGAGCTGACGATCCTCTACGGCGACGAGCCGGACAGCGTCACGGCGCCGGCAGACGCCGACATCCAGCAGCCCGCTGAGGGAGACGCCTACTCGTGGCATGGCGCGTCGTTCTCCGTCGACGGGCTCAACCAGCCGCTCATGCAGAGCGCGACGCTGTCGCTCTCAGGGCTCGCGCGCTTCCGTCGCGGGCAGGACCGGCACCCGTACGACGCTGTCGTTGACGCGATCGAGCCGTCATTCAGTACGGACGCCATCTTCACCGAGCGCGACCAGCTCGCGCTGGCCGTCGACGATGTCGACTCCGGCTCCTACGAGGAGGTCGGCGCCGTCGCGGGCGAGTTCGCACTCGAGAACGGCGTGGGCGACACCATCACGTACACGCTGTCGGGCCTTCAGCCGACGAGCTACGCGTGGAGCGACCTCGTGGCGCCGGACGCCGACCTCTCCGAGCCGATCGACTACCACGTCGCCGACGTCTCCGCCGAGGAGGTGACGGTATAGTGCTCGCGAGCGAGACGAACACACTCGCTGAGGCCCGAGCGTCGCTTACCGACCAGATCGACGCGCTGGCGGGCCGACTCAACGACCTCGACGCCTCAACTGACGAGGCCGAGGCGACGGCCGCGCAGCGCGACCGGCTCCAGTACCTCCGCGACGGTGTGGAGTGGCAGGCTGAGGAGTGGGGCTCCGACGCCGAAGTGACGGTCGGCGCGCTCACTGCCGGCGAGGAGGCCATGATGCACCGCGAGATCCCCGAGACCGCCGGCGAGCGCGAGCGCCGTCTGTGGTACGTCGCTGCCGCGACCGAGCGCGCGCCGTACGTGGGAGACGGCCTCGCGGACACGTTCGCGAACGTCTCGGACCTCCACCCGGCGTTCGTCGCGTGGGTTGAGGCGCGGTCGAACGCGCTGGGTGTCGCGGGAAACAGGTCCTCGACGTCCTCGGCGGCGAGCGAGAACTCGGGGACGTCGACGCCCACGCCCGACTCGATTACTTGATCGTCGTCGGTCTCGCGCACGGTCTCTCGCTTGAGGAGATCCACGACACGCCGACCGGCTACCTCGAACTGCTCGACGCATACCACGCCACACGCACACAGATATGAGTTTTGAAACCGAAGCGGAGCTCTCTCTCACCGTCGACGAGGGCGACCTTCGCAGCGTCCGTCAGCAGATCGAGGACGGAATCGGCACGACCGCGGTCGGCGTCACTGACGGCGGGTCGATGTCGGCACAGTCGACCGGGGGCAGCGGCGGCGGTGGGCGACGCGCGCGGCGGGGTATGCGTCTCGCTGAGGTCCGAACTGAGTATCTTGAAGACATCGCGCTCTACCTGGAGTCCATCGACGACGCCGTAAGCGAGGGGGGGCTCCTCGGCGGTGGGGGCGGCCTGCCCGGCAGCGGCATCTTTGCCGAGGTCATCGGCGCCGGCGCGGAGACCGCAGGCGACATCGGCGTCGAGGCTGGCGACACAGTCGCCGACGCTGTCTCGGACGTCCTGACCGGGACGGTCGCGTCAACGCTCGGGAATACGATCAGCTCCGCGATCAACGGGTCGACCGTCGCCGTCGAGCCGAATCCTCTGCCCGTGGAGGGCGGGGGTTCGGGCGGGACAAACGTCACCGTCTCGCCGACGGTCCGCCCGACAGTAGAGCCGGACCTCGCTCCGGACTTTGACTTTCCCGACCTCCCGGACCTCGACTTCGGCGTGCCGGAGAGGCTCTCTGTCGACCGGACGCCGCTGCCGGTTGAGCGCGAGCCGCTGCCAGTCGAAGATAGTGGCCCGATCCCAGTCGAAGACGTGGGACCCATCTCCGTGCGGTTTGACCCCGGCAGCGGGGGCGGCAGCGGCGGAGGAGCTACTGGCTCCTCTGACGGTGTCGGCGGCGTCCAACTCGGCGGCGAGAACGGGCTAACTATCGGGCCTGGAGGGGTTCAGTTCGGCGGCGACAACGGCATCACACTCGGGGAGGACCCCGGAGACCCGACCGGAACGCAGTCAGGACCCGCGACCGGTGGGGGCGCTCGGGACATCTCTGTCACACACTCGCCGACGTACTCCGTGGAAGTCGACCCGCGGCGGTTGGACTCACTCGCGGAGCGGATCATCTCCGAGATCGAGGAGGACATTGAGCGCGACCTCAACACCCTCGAAGACGATGTCGACGAACTCGAGCGCGAACTCGACGAGCTCGAGCGCGACATCACCCGTTAACTGGCGTGTCACTTATCAAGCCACGCAGTTGACAGATAAACATGAACAAAACCAGAACGCGAGCGATCGTCGCAGGCGGATTCGTCGCGTCCGCGTTCGCCCTCCACCTCCGCGAGATCGCCGTCGCGGGTGAGCTCACGGCGGCCGCGCTCCTCGCGACGGCAGTGGGTGCCGGCTTCGTCGTCGGTCACACATACGCACAGCGCGACCGTGAAGAGTTGGACGAGCTTCGCGACACCGTTGCCCGGATTCGTGAGGACCAGAAACGTGCCTCGCGGCGGTTTGAAGTCGTCGACGGCGGCGAACTCGAAGACGAAGCCTAACCACCGTCACGCGCCGGTCAGCGCGCCGTTTTCACACACATGCCACTATACGACAGAGCCGTCTTAGAGGTGTCTGCGTTCAATCGGACCGGCGTGTTCGAGATGCGTGAACACGAGCCGAACCGCGAACTGACGCACGACTACCTCGTCGGCGGGCGCGGACAGGTCCTTTCGGAGCTGTACGCGCAAGCGAGCGACCTCGACCCGACCGACATCCTCCCCGACGCGGACCCCCCTCGCCGGGCAGGCTACTTCGTCGACGCTGGGGGCGGTCGCAACCAGTTCACGATCTCGGCGACCGTCGGCATCGGCGACGACGGTCTCCAGTGGGGCGACGGCTCCAGCACCGCCGGCGAGGCGAACCAGTACGACGCGACCGGCGACGTCAACCCTGCTACGAAGCGAGACGTTCTCTTCCGGTGGCTGGCCGAAGCCCGGAGCGACTCCGGTGGACAGATCCAGCTCTATACCGGCGAGTGGTCGGACGGCAGCTATGCGGACACAGCCGGCGTGTTCGGACAGCCGAAGCCGGTGGCGCTCCTCTCGATCCGCGCGGAGAAGCCGAAGGATGACTCCGCAGTCGTACCCTACACCTTCGAGTTCGAGGAGGTCGCTCCCGTCCCGGACGTCGACGAGTTGACCGAGGACCTTACCCAGGCCGCCGAGGACGCCGCCGCCGAGCTCGGCGACGTCATCAGCGATTACTAACCTACCATGACCGCCACCATCTACAAGATCCCACTCCCAGAGGCAACGACGCCCGACGAGCGAGACTCACTCGGCACGCAACTGTCCGAGCAGGGTGTCCTCGGTAGCGACGCAGTTGTCGAGGCGCTCTCCTCCCAAGCAGCCGACCTCACCCTCACCGGGCGATACGCCTTTGGCCGGTATTACTCCGAACTCATCGCGACCGAACTCGAGGAACTCGCCGACTCCGCGCTCGGGGCTGTCTCCCTGTACGGCGGCGACAGCAACCGGTCGGGCTACTACCAGATCGAGAGCGCACAGGTCGAGCCAGTCCA